CCCTTGCAGCCCGGTGAGTTCAGGGATGTGGATGCCCCAGGAGGTGCCATTCGTGACAGCCTGATGCCGTTGCCGTTTAAAGGCCCGGATAGGACTTTGTTTGAGTTACTGGGTTTTGTGGTGGACGCAGGTCAACGCTTTGCCACCATAACTGACCTGAAAGTGGGTGATGGCAACCAACAGGCGGCGGTAGGAACTACCGTGGCTATGCTGGAGCAGGGAAGCCGCGTGATGAGTGCAGTGCATAAGCGACTGCATTATTCCATGCGCAAGGAGTTCAAGGTTCTGGCGAGAGTCATGCACGAATCGTTGCCACAGGAGTATCCGTTTTCGGTAGTGGGTGGTGACAAGCGAGTAATGGCGGCGGACTTTGATGACCGCATAGATGTTCTGCCGGTTTCTAATCCCAATATCTTTTCCCAGTCCCAAAGGATTGCGCTGGCACAGGCTCAACTGGATTTGGCGTTGCAAGCCCCTGATATGCATAATAATTATGAAGCCTTTCGCCGGATGTATGAGGCGTTAGGGGTACGTGATATTGACAGGCTTCTTAACACTCCAAGCACCGCACAGGCGGTTCCCAAGGACCCTGCTCAAGAAAACATTGACGCTTTGGAGAAAACCGACCTAGAGGCGTTTGAAGGGCAGAACCATGACGCACATATCATGGCCCATCTTACTTTTGGTGCTTCCCCGATTGTGTCGCAGTCTCCGGATATTGTTACAGCACTCCAGAAGCACGTAACACAACATGTTAAACTGAAATCTCAAGAGATTACGATGACCGAATTTGAAAAACGGTCCAACGGAGAGGCTCCCAGTGATGAAATGTTGCTTGAAATGGAAGTCTATATGGCTCAGTTGATCGCCCAGGAGTTACAGCAGGTACGGCAGATCAGTCAACAGATTGTAAACGGCCCGGGAGCCGAAGAAGAAGGCCCAGACCCGTTAATTGCCTTGAAACAGCAAGAAATAGACATAAAAGGGCAGAAAACACAGGCCGATATTGCCATTGACCAAGGTAAATTGAATCTGGAAGGTCAAAAGATGGCTCAAAGGGGTCAGCAGTTCGATGAACGGATAGCTTCGCAGGAAAAACAGACCACAGAGCGGATAGAGGCGTCAGATCGGCGCGAAAACATGAGATTAAGACAAAAAGCAGGAGAAACCCCATGAGTAGAGTCAAAACAGGTGGCGCTCCACCTCGAAAAACCCCCAAAGCGACTAAATTTGAGGTAATCAAGGGTCAGGGAAAGGTTCCCTTTAGCGATTACAAGGAAATTCCTACTCCAAAGAACCTTGGAAAGGGCAAAGTGACTACCGGAACCTCCCGTGGCATGGGTGCCATGCTGCGTGGTGGAAAATTTACCATTAATTAGGTGATATATGCCACTTAAAAAAGGTAAGAGCAAGAGAACAGTCAGCCATAACGTAAAAAAGCTGAGAAGCGAGGGTTATCCGCAAAAGCAGTCGGTTGCGATTGCCCTGAATACGGCGGGAAAACGGAAAAAAGGCTCGCGTAAACGTTCTGGAGGAAGATGCCATGGCTAGAATAGTGCTTATTTTAATGATGCCCCTTTTTGTGGGCTGCACCCAGATTGAAGGTCTTGCGGTGAGCGACGGGGACAATGCTTTTGCGTGTCTGAGAGGCGAATCCTCTGGTACAGCAGGGGTCTTTGGTGGAAACCTGAGCGGGATTACTGTGGAAGTACCGGCAACTGTAGATACAAGTGACTGGCGGGCCGAAGACTGGGTTGCCTTGGCCGAAATTTGTGATTAACAATGCCGAAATTTTTGGTTTTGTTGGTCGTTATCTGGCTTGGCTTGTACCCCGTTTCCGTGCATTCTTCTTTAGTTGAAATAACCCTAGAAGATGACATGGAAAAACTGATCGCTATGCTTAAACGGCACGAGGGGGTAAAAAAACACGCCTATAAAGACAGTCTGGGCGTTTTGACAATAGGTTGCGGCAGGAATATTTCTGACACTGAAGAGCATCACGGATTAGGGATTAGTGATGACGAGATCGACTATATGCTCCAGAACGACATTGAGCGTACTATCAAGGAATTAAGTTCAGAATATCCGTGGTTTAACGACCTTGAGGACGGTGCTAGAAAAGACGGAATCATCAATATGCACTTTAATCTGGGACGATTTCGTTTTTCAGGGTTTAAAAAAGCGTTAGGCCACATGGAAATGGGCGACCATGACCAAGCGGCTCTCGAATTTTTCGATTCCCGGTGGGCCAGACAAGTAAAAGGCCGAGCCATAGAAGTAACTGACATGATTAAGACGAATACCTATGTTTGAATATTCCTGTAAAGTGAGGCGCGTGGTTGACGGCGACACCGTGGATTTAACCATGGATCTTGGGTTCTCAATCTTTCATAAAGCCCGAGTCAGGCTCGTCGGTATAGATGCCCCCGAATGTCGAAGCCTTGATTTAGACCATAAGGCGAGGGGAATGCTTAGTAAACAGTTCGTTAAAGACCGGCTAAAATCCGCCAAAGAAATCAAAGTGCTTACGGAATTGGAAAAAGGGAAATTTGGGCGTGTATTAGGGACGGTTTGGGCCGATGACCAGTGTATTAATGCTTTATTAGTGGCCCATAATCACGCGGTTAAGTATGATGGTGCGAATAAGGAAACTGTAGCTGAAGCTCACGCTTATAATCGTGAAAAATTAATAGAAAGAGGGGAATTTGATCCGGAGATGGTATAAGATTAGCTACGATTATATCTAACTACATGAGGGAATGTGCGAATGGATGAAATTGATGTAATTCAATTTATTCAAAAAACAATTAAGGATAGACGAAATAGCGTAATCGACATTTTAGGAAATAACGGCATTAAGTCCATGGAAGAGTATCAAAAACTCATGGGAGAAATTAGTGCCTTGTCTTACATAGAACAGGAACTCTCGGGCCTGATAGACAAACAGGAGCAATTTGATGACTGACGTATCCACAGAAACTTCGATAAAAGACGCTTATGTTGACCCCCAGGAACAGGTCCTTGATCCTGATTCTATAGATCCCACTTTATTAGACCGTATGCCCCAACCAACGGGTTGGAGGTTGCTTGTCCTACCGTACAGAGGTAAGGGCAGAACTTCTGGCGGCATTCTCTTGACCGATCAGCAGTTGGATGAAGATCAGGTTCAAACAGTGGTGGGCTATGTGTTGAAACAAGGTCCCCTGTGTTATGCCGATACGGATAAGTTTCCAGATGGACCGTGGTGTGATGAAAAGGAGTGGGTGATCTTTCCTCGTTATGCAGGTTCCCGGTTTCGTATAGAAGGCGGAGAAGTTCGTATTCTTAACGACGATGAAGTGTTGGCTACTATCAAAAATCCTGACGATATACTCAGTTATTAACGGAGACTGCAATGGCGAAATCTAATAAACAAACACACGTAGTGGATGATGGGCAGGTAGACTTGGAATTTGAGGAATACGAAGAGAAGGTTGTGATTGCCGGGGAAGAGAAAGAACAAGTTGCCACCGAATCAGTAGAAGGGGGTGACAGTGAGGAGGAGGTTGAACAATATTCCGAATCGGTTCAGAAACGTATAAATCGACTTACTAAAAAAATGCGTGAAGCGGAACGGAACGAGCAGGAAGCCCTTGGTTATGCCCAACAAGTTCAGGCGGAATCAGAAAAAATCAAGACTCGTTTAAAGCAGGTGGATTATGGCTACATGTCCGAATATTCTGGCCGAATTGCTGCTGAAGAAAAGTCGGCAGAGGAAGCTCTTAAACAGGCCGTTCGCAGTGCTGACCCAGACGCTACGGTTTCTGCCCAGAGTAGGTTAACTGAGATTCAAGTTCAAAAATCCAAGTTGGAAGAAGCGAAGCGTGTTTCTGAAGCAAGGGCACAACACCAAAAAGCTGCACAGCAGCAACCGCAACCGCAGCAGCCCCCTCAACAGCAAATTCAACGGGACCCACGTGCGGAAGAGTGGGCACGTAAGAATAAATGGTTTTCCATGGCTCAAACTCCGGACCGGGATGTAGCAATGACGGGAGCGGCAAGAGCTATTCATGAGGTCTTAGTAGAGGAAGAAGGATTTGACCCTACGAGTGATGAGTATTATGATGAAATTGATCTCCGCATTCGGGACATGTTTCCGGATAATTTTTCGGGTTCGGAACCCGCTGCTAGAACCAACGGAACAGCAAGACGTGGCGCTCAGACGGTTGCTGGAGCTTCCCGCTCACGAACTGGACGTAATCGACGGCAAGTAAAACTCACGCCTAGCCAAAGAACTATTGCGGCTAAGTTAGGTGTGCCTGAATCAGAATACGCGAAATACGTTAAATAGGAGAATTTAGATGTCTACAAGCAAGAAAGGGTTTGAGGGCACCGCAAAAACTCCTCGCGCAACGGAAACTAGAGAAAAAAAGGCTCAGAGGAAACCTTGGGCACCCGCCTCTAGTTTGGACGCACCACCTGCACCCGAAGGGTACAAACATCGATGGATTCGCGCAGAAGCACGTGGTTTTCAAGACACGAAAAATGTTTCTGCCAGGTTACGAGAAGGCTACGAACTTGTTCGAGCCTCAGAGTATCCGGATTTCGAGTCTCCGGTTGTTGAATCAGGAAAATACGAAGGTGTTTTTGGGGTTGGAGGGTTAATGTTAGCTCGTATACCACTCGAAACGGTAAAAGAAAGAAATGCTTATTACCATGGTCGAGCCAGAGATCTACAGCAAGCTGTAGATGATAATCTGATGCGAGAAAACAGCCACTCTTCTATGACGATCAGTAAACCTGACCGTCAATCTCGTGTAACTTTTGGTGGTCCTCGTAAAGAGTGACCTTTAATTTCTTAGGAGATTAGTCTTATGGCAAACCAAGAAACTGCCTATGGTCTACGTCCTATTGGTATGGTGGGTAGTGGTCCCAATTCAACGGGTGTCACTGAATACGAAATCGCTAGTGGTAACACTAATGTTATCTATAATGGCGGAATCGTAGTTCCACTTAGCACTGGGTACATAGATTATGCAGGTGATACAGCGGGGGGTACAACTCAAGCACTGGGTGTTTTAACTGGTGTTATGTACCAAGACTCCGTTCGGAAGCAACCCGTATGGTTGGACTACTGGCCCGGATCAGGCGCAGTAAGTGTGGACACGAATTATCCTGTCCGCGCTTATATCGCTGATAATCCAAACCAGTTGTTCCAGGTATCTTCGGATGCTTCTTTAACCAGCCGAGCTACTGCGGTAGCAACTATTTTTGCTAACACTGATTTGGGAACATCTGCCCGTACCGGTTCTACCGATACAGGTAAATCCAATTCTCAGGCTAGTGTGTCGAGTGTTAACACTACAGCAACATTACCTTTGCGTATTGTCGGTATTGTAGATGATGACGCAAATAGTGATTACACCGCAGCGGGAATTCC